TCGTTCTGCACGTCGACAAGACGCATGATTCTGTCTTTCTGAGTTCCGGCGTCTATCTGTCCGTCCATTTTTGCGGCTTTCGTGCCTTCTCTCGGCGAATATACAAAAGTAAACGCGCCGTCGAAACCCACTTCGTTTACAAGGCTTACCGTATCGAGAAACTCCTCTTCCGTTTCAGTCGGGAAGCCGACGATTATATCCGTCGTGAGGACGATGTCGGGCATATATTTGCGCGCAAGGCGCACCTGCTCAAGAGCCTCATTCATGCGCTTGCGAACAGGTTCAACGAATAGATCCTGCTCCGTCTTATCCATTCCGAGAGCAATGGCATCCTCCATCTTCTGGTTAATTTGTCGCTCGTAAAAATTGCGCACGTCATCCATGATAGCATTTGCCTCGTCCTGCTTCTGCTTCAGTTCATCACGCCACGCCTTACGCCTGTCGCGCTCCTCTTGCTTCTGCTGACGGATAGCATCTTTGTCGGGCGCATCGTTTTCGAGCGTGCCAGGTTCATCATCCACCCAAGGAGTATAGTCTTTCGGAACAAACGGACTGAAATATTCGTCAATTTCCTTCTCCTTGTTAGACTCTCTCTGCGTAGCATTATAGAGATAATGAAGTCTGTCCAGCAATTCTTTATCCCTATCTCTCGATGGTCCATAAGGTCCCTTGTGGTCATAAGTATATTCACCAGTAGAATAATTAAATTTAATCTCGTTGGGGTTTACTTTTCTCGGACCTACATAAGTGTTCTTCAATGAACCCTGTATCATATACTTATACGCAGCATTCGCATCAGCCCCCTTTGCGAACCAGCGTATTATATCCTTTACAGAGAAGCCTCCATACTTATAGTCATTTTCGCTAATATACTTCTTTAAGAGGTCGGCTGCATTTAATCTGTCCTTCTGAAATTCAGGTAAGGCATCCTGTTTTGCCTCCTCACGAAGTCTGTAATAAGTAGCCCTCTGTATTTCATTGGCAAGAGCGGAATAATGCTTGCGTAAATCACTCACGCTCTTAATCTCAATGCCGAGCTTTGATATGTATTGTCTAAAATCTCTATTAAAACGGGCAATCTGTGTATTTCTATCCTTTTGAGATAAATTAACCTGTTCGAGAGCTACTTTATAGGAATGGAGCTTACGGGTCATATTGTCCGTTTGCTGTTCTGCATCTTTCAATTTATCCTTCCAAGCATTAGCTTTTTTCGCCGCCTCCTCTTGTGCCCTTGCAGCCTCGTTAGCTTTATTGGCAAAGCCGGCAATGACACCTACCGCAGTCAAAATTACTGAGGCGAGAGCCACATAGAGATTCACCTTGCAAGCCGCGTTCAAAGCATTCTGCGCTGTTACCGCTGCCCATATAGATTTCGTCATCGTTACCAAGAACGTGACCGTCTTCCATACACCCAAAGCGACCAAATAGTTAATCAGAGCAGGGAGTAACACTACCAGCGTTTTCACGGATGCTATAACAAGTGATAATGCAGCAGATAGAGTTCCCTTGAAAATAGGACTCTGCGTCATCAGCTCCGACATATCGTACCAGGCCTGCGCCATGTTCTTCACCATATCCACACCTTCGGGATTAACAAACGCCTTTTCCCAAAGGTTGTTGGCACGTTCAAGAATACCGATGGCACTCTGCTGCTGCATCTCATACTCCGACGTTACTGCCGTAGCTTCCTCAAAAGCCTCTTGCGACTCGTAAAGATGATCCTTCAGTACATCTACATTCTTCGACATCGTAACCATTGCTGTAACGAGGCGCTGACCATCTGAACCGAGGTCCTTGAAAATACTGCCGAGAGCATTCATGTTGCCCTTGTCGCGCATCTTTTCAAGTACGAGAACAATGGCATCCATTGCATTCCCTGCGGCATACATGTTCTTGATGGTGCCCTGCTGAATACCCAAATCTTTTTCGATAAGGTTGTGATTCTTCTGCAATGCCACAATAAATTTAGACATGGCAGTAGCGCTCACTTCTGGCATAAGGAAGAGAGAATCAGAAGCCGAGCCGAGAGCAAGCAGCTGATCGGTCGTGATGCCGGCAGTACGGCTTACACCCGTCAGTCGCTTGGCAAACTCGACGATATTACCAGACGTAGCGGTAGATGTGGAAGATAACTTAAACATGGCACTACCCGTAGCAAGCATTGCTTTTTCAATACCCATCTTCGGAATAAGCCCCATCGTCTCCACCATTTTTGAAAGTGCAGGCAATGCCTCTTCACCCATTTCCTCACCAATAGCTACGTTGATTTGGTCAGCAGCGGCCACAAACTGCTTCATGCCATCTACTCCATACTTACCCATACCGAGCTTTGCACCTTGGTAGGCAAGTTGAGCCAATCCTTCAACACTTGTGCGTGTATCTATCTTCGCTAACTCGGTGGAAAGTTTGTTAACATCCTCCATCGTCAAACCGCTGACCTTACGAATATCGGTGAGTGATGCAGAATAATCAAAGTTCTTCTTGATGGCTCCCGTTACAACATCCTTTACCTTGTTGAACACCTGAAACAGCCCCACATACGCCGTCAAGTTCTTCAGCGCAGTGTTCCATGCGCCGCCTTGCTTTTTGGCGGAAACAGTTACTTCGTCTATTTTTTTGCGGAGGTTTTCAAGGTCTTTATGTTTTTCGGCAAACTCTTTTGTGCCAGTCTCAACCTTTTCAAGTTCGGCTTCGAGTTGTTTGTAGGCCTGCTTCAGTTCAGAGATAGAAGCCTTGCCGTTCTTGCTCCGGGCGATGACATCGTTCACATCCACAATATCGTCCTCCACCTGCTTTATTTCGCGGTCGAGGTCTTGCAGTTGTTTCTTAATTTTCTTGGCTTCATCAGATGAAGGAGCAAGACCGTCAAGTTGCTTTTTCAGTTCGGCGGAAGCGTCGCGTAGTTCGGAAAGCGAAGCGGACTTCATATTATTGAGCACATCATCGAGTTTGTCAGCCGACATGGTAGCCTTCTCTGTGTCGCCGTTGAGAGCCTTCATGCGCTCGTCTATCAAACCGAGAGCCTCTTGTATCTCCTTAATCTTGGCAGTGTCCGCCACCGGCGTAACATCAAGTTGCTTTTGCAGATAGTCTTTCGACCACTGCAAATCCTGTCGGGTTACGTCGTGGGTCGTGCCATCCTGGAATTGCAACTGATTCTGTCGGGCGATATTCTGAGCCGACTGCTCATTACGTACATAAGGAGTGTTGGCAGCAACATCCGCCATACGGTTCTTAACCTCGGTAATCTTTGCTGCAACATCGCTCCATTCTTGTGAATAAGGAGTAAGTTCCGCTTTTGCCTTTTGCAGGTAGTCAAGCATTTCTTTTAGACTACCCTCAGACTGAGCCGAAAGGTTCTGCATACGACTGTTCACGTCATCCATCGACAACCCAGCCTTAGCCTCTTTAACCTTACCCGTTAGTTTGCCCAGTTCCGCTTCCGCCTTCTCTATATCCGCTGCATAAGCGTTCCACTGCGTGCCACCCACATTAACGGTAGACTGAAGGAGTTTGAGCGCATTGATAGCCTCGCGTACTTCCTGCTCCGTATGACTGCCAATATCGCCAAGAATACCCTTGGCTTCGCCCTCCGACATCTGCTGCTTCACTTCCTTGGTCTTGCCGGCAAGTTTGTCAAGTTCCGCCTCGGCTTTCTTTATCTCGTCAGCCAGTTGTTTCCATTCCGAGCCACCCATTGCCGCCTGACTCTGTGCCTGCTTGAGTGTATTGATGGAAGTCTGTATTTCAGAAGAAGAATAGTTGCCGAGGTTGCCCGACGAAAGCATTTGGCGCGACGAAGCCACCTGCTGTTTGAATTGCGCCTGCTTGCGTGCCGTTGCCTCTGCTGCTATTGAAGCGTTACGTCGGTTCTGCTCGGCAGTAAGCATCTGCATTACCTGCTCCTGATCCTTGTATTCCTTTGTGCCACGACGGGTAGAAGCCAGCAACTCCTGCTGCTGACTGATAGCCTTGCTAAGCCACTGGTCGCTCTGCGTACCAATGGAAGCCAGCCCCTCACGGATTTTCACATACTTGCCTTCGAGCAGGCGTATCTGGTCGCCTACGGATTTCATCAACTCACGGATAGAGTTAGCCTGTTCAAGTTCCGCCGAACTTAAACCCTCTATCTGTTTCTTGCCATCACCAAGAGCCTTGCGCAGGTTCTTCAGTGATGTGGACGCAAGATTATCCACGGCCGATTGAAGTCGCTGTGTGGCTTCAATATCCTTTACTTGGGCAGAAGCGAGAAGGTCGTACTGCCCTTTCAACGTCTTGAATGTAGCGGAAAGATTTTTGTAAGCATCGTCTTTAGGCGACATGCCGTTCATCTTCTGCTGCACGTCCTCCATTGCCTGCTTAATCTTTTCCGCTGCACTATGTATCTGGTTCAACACCTCAATAGGTTGTTTGCCATTGAGCGTGATGATAGCCTCTGTTGTTTGTTTTGCCATATCAATAATAATGTTGAAATAGAAAAGAAATAGAAATTAGTCTGCGCTTGTTTCAAGGGCATTCATTATCTGGAGTAGACCTTGATAGCCGTAGTAGTCGGCAAGATGATTCTCGTAGCGCATTTTCAGTCGGCGCACGGTTCGCATGATGGCTGGACGGTGTGATTTGCCTTTTCGTCTGTCCCACTTGCTGATATAGCGCGACTTGAATTTTGCCCGCTTTGCACGGTCCACCTTGTCGGCAGTGATATGTGCGTCGGGGTCGTCGGGCCTACCCGTCAAACCCACACCAATATCCACATACCGCAGATAGTCATTATAGCGAATACCCACCATAAGGTCGCCTGTCTTTTCGTCTGCCTTGTACACCGTACCCTCAAACGACTTGGCACCCTCGCCGGTAGAGAACCACATACCATGTTTTTTACGGTATTCGTTCACCTTTTCGTAGCCTCGGTACACCTCCGTAGGATATACCTTTTGCGTCATCATGTTCACCTCAATGTCGGTGATGGCTTGCTTCAGATATACGCCAGCCACATCGCGCAACGGTGCCCAAGGGTCTTTTATGGGTTTAGTTCTTATTGGCATAGTGTGCTATTCGTTATCGGTTGGGGGTTCGGGGATGTTGTACTTGCTGTTTACGAGGCAGTCAAAGTTATAGAGAGGCTTGATGCTCGTCCAATAGCAATCTGCCAACAGCCATTGCGGACCACGGAAGAAGGGGTTTACTCCGTAGGCAAACGACTCGGCATCGATAGCAGACAGTTCCATAGCCAACTGCGGTTCACTCCGAAACGACACGCCCGTCACCGGACATACCTGCGTCTTGCGCAAGCGTATCATGTAGGATATGAAGTCCTCGCACATAGCCATCAGTTCGTCGGCCGCCAACTGCTGTTTCAGTCCGTCGTGCCTACCGAGTTTGTTGGCTGCGTCCTTTACCTTTACGAGGAAGCATACCTGATGTGTCACCTCTGCGGTCTTGTTTGACTTCAATTCGCCCGACGATACCACACGGTGCAGCATACAAGGAGAATGGATGATGTTGGCATTGCGGCTAAAGATATTTTCCTCGTCAAGGTCGAGTATGCGGAAGAACGACTGTTCAGCCAGCGTGCCTTCGGGTTTATGCGACAAGGGCTTGTAGATGGTGGCCCAGTGTTCGAGAATATTGCTAATTGTCATAGTCTGCTGAGTTTTATTGTTGTTTCAAGTCTACGGATAACGCGGATATAACAGATATTTTATCCGTAAAATCAGTGTTATCTGTAGAAAGAAATGTCGTTTTAATCATTTCCATTCGTTTCGTTGTCCGATGCTTCAGTGTCATTTGTTGTCGCGTCCTTTTCAATCTCCTTCTCCTCCTCAATAAGTTCCTTGAGTTTGATGTTGAAGTGTCGCTCGGTCTTGTCTGCCACTATCTTCTGCATCACCCGTGCCCATGCTGCACCATTGCAGGTGCTTTCGTTTTCGAGGATGCTCACGAACTGCACGGAGCAATAGATTACCGCCAGGTAGTTGGCAAGGTGTAGTTCGCCCATGTGCGCCAATAGGTCGTTGTCGATAATGACGGCAAGGAAGATAGCCATTATTAGGACGGAGAAGTCCTGCACCATCTTTGCCATCTTTTTACTTCGTAGTTTGCCGTCCATCTTGCACTTGGGGTTGCGCTTGATAGCCTCACGGTAGCGCGTGTAGATGCGCCGGTTGCACCGCCAGGCAGTGTAGCAGTCGAGGATGAGTGCGAAGAAACATACCGCGATGTAGTTGAGTGACGGTTCGATGTAGCACCATAGCACGCCGATGAGTCCGGCTATGATGCGCGTGATTGTGGGAGCTGCTGTTTGCATAGTTGTGTTTTGTTTTTGTGTTGTGTTATCCTGTTAAATATACGCCAAAGGTAAGGTTTATTGTTCGCAGGATAAGGACATCAGATAGGGACGTGGGGTGCGGGGTATGTCCGTATCTAAACACAAAAAGGTGCGCAAAGCGAAAAACCTTGCACACCCTACTCTATATAAATCGTATTCAATATTTCCTCATTATTCTGCTGCTTCTGACCTTACGAATTTACATCACCTATATAGGCGATTATCGTATTTCTGTATCAACCTTACTGGTTGCTATCCCATTCTTATGGAAAAAGGAAAGCAGAGCCGTTAAGTCCTCAGACGTAAATTCGGGATGGCCCACCCCTATTTTTCTTTTACCTGTCAACTTTTCCAAGTTTATACTCGCATTCAAATCTCTATCAATAGACAATCCACATTTAGGACACACATAAACCCTCTCTCGTATGCTCAACAAAGAACGTACATACCCACAACGGCAGCAAGTTTTACTACTGGGATATTTCTCGGGAGCCAGAACAATCCTCACTCCACGACAAACTGATTTATATTCTATATACAGCCTTATTCTACTAAAGGAGACATCATTTATACTACCTGCAAGAAAATGATTATGTACAAGTTTAGATGGATATAAATGTTCGATAGATATAATACTGAAAGAGGACACCAACACCGAAGTAACCTTATGTATGAAATCTTTTCTTTTATCGGCGATACTTTTCTCAAATTTATTCAATTTCAAACAACGCTTGCGATAGTTTTGCGAAAAAGTTATACCCTTTAATCGTTCTTGCTTGGTTTTCGCATAGACACATTTATCCAGGTTATGTTGCAATCTCGCCAAACGCCGCTTTGCGTTTTTTGCTATTCTTGGATTCCGCACGACAATACCATTTGATAAAGTCATCGTTTGTTTTAATCCCAAGTCGATACCTACAGATTCTCCTTTTTGAATTTTAGATTGCGGATGAGTACGAAAATATTCATCTTCTGTTATCTCCATTGAAAAAGAAGCATAGTATTTTTCCCCATTTTGAGATATTACGACATTGTTAATCTTTCCATTAAAACGCAACAATTCCGTCATCTTTATACATCCAAGTTTGTATATAAAAATATACTTACAAGGACCATCATAATATTTATGGCAATAGCTCTTTTTTATGTCTTTCAAATTAGTGTTCTTTCCCTTCAGTACTACACTATCACCTCCAATATAAAAACTTCCTGTGTTTAGTTTCTTCTTCTTAAATTTAGGCTTATTGAAACCGCTTTTGAAAAAGGCTTTATATGCCCATGACAATTCTCTAAAGACACTTTTTGTCGCGTATCTGTTTACATCACAAACAAAAGGAAAACGCTCTTTCTTTATAGAGTTAAACAAAACACTAAGTTCATTACTACCAATTTGACGTTTTTCCTCCTTATATATACGTTCAGTTTCCGCCAAACCCCAATTCCAAGCCAGACGAGCACAGCCAAAAGCCTTACGCAAATGCGTCTTTTGCTTATTATTGGTTTTAATTCAATTTTATGGGCAATATGTATCATCATCTAAATTGGAATGGGGTTCGACGAAATATCTATTATTCAAAGGTCGCCTTCAAACAATCAAAAAGTACCTGCATACCAAGACAGAATTCTGTGGTATAATTCTCGTCTGAAGGTGGATAGAGAGCAAGATGCTCGATAACTGCCGTTGTAGCTCGCTGCATTGATGCTTTATCTAACTCTATTGTTACTGTTGTCTTGTTTTCCATCTCCTTACATACATTCAATAGTTCCCACAATGCCAATTAACACGAAAAAGGCTACTATACCAAGATTGATACCGATAACCTGAATACGGGAAATTTCCTCGTAATCATCCTCACCCTCATTGATGAGATCTGTGAAAAACTCAGACTTGCCATTCAGCCAAGCCTTGATGCTGTCGCGAAGAACAGCGATTTGCAACATTAAGCCGTTGCCGAGCGTTGTTACTTGTTCCATTCGTTTTGAAATGTTGTAGCGTTAAACATAAAAAATGGCGGCGTGTCTCCGTTGCTACAACATTTCAAAACACCCATAAATGGGAACTTTCATGTTCGGAGACCGCCGCCAAAAGAGGGTATCATTATCCCTCCTCCTTGGTGGAGGTGGTAAGTATTCATTTTGTATTGCTCGATGGGAATAACACAGTTCCCGATGAACAATCGGATGTTTTGATTTTATTGTAGCGATGCAAAGGTAAGGACTTTATTTGAAACTACCAAATGTTTTGATACAAATTTTAATTTTGGAGCAATAAGGCATCTGTACACATAAGAGAAGAACATACACTCCACTACACATGTCCGTATGAAGAAATACACATTAACTACCTTTGCCATATACAATAATCAAAGCATCAACATATATGTCGCAAATAACACAAGGCACATTGGCCAGAATAGACAAATGGCTTAACGCGGGTACCAATATTGAATCTGCCTTCCCTAAACTGGAACAGAGATATCGCATGCAACTTTGTGCAGAGTTTTACAAAAGGTGGCTACAAAACAAAAACATCAGACCACAAGTAACTTGTCGCAACATGGCTCGAAGAGACTATGAACTATTCTTTAATCAAGCCGCACAAGGGAACAAAGATGCACAGGCAATGGTCATTGCGCTTCACATCACACTCGATGATGAAGGCAATATAAAGCCACGCACCGTTACGGAAATAAATAATGACGTGGCGGTGTGCAACCACCTGATACGTTTCTTTATGACCGACGAGTCTCCGCGACACAAGGCGATGTATCTCAATAGTGCAGAGTGGCTAATACAGACTGGTATGCAAACTAACAACGACCGGGCTGTTGACAAAGGTATGCAGGCGTTGGCCAACGTATATGGTAACTTCATCGAAGAGAAGGACGCTACGGACGAGATGCCGGACATGAGCCGCATTGCCATCACGCAGGATGTGTCGATTGTGAAGCGCGACCGCGTGAACTACACCGACGAGTACAAGGCGAAGATGGCTCGCAAGTATGGTCTTACGCAGAAGGACTTGCAGGATATGGATGACGACGCACTCTTCTCGCAGGACAGCAAGGAGGATGAGCCGGACTATTTCGAGTATATGGAAAACGAAACTAACGAAAATGAAGAAGAGAAGTCAATGCCCCACCCCACCGCAGACGAAGAGTAACAACCGCCGCTACCGCAACAAGCGTCCGCCGTTCCGTCCCGACCCTGAACACTGGACGCGCAAGAGTCAGCACGGCTGGAAAGCGAAGGTGAGCTACGAGACGGAGGATGATGCCTGGGAATGGCTCAACCAGCAGCCAAGGCTCCGGGCGCAAGGGTATAAGGTGTATAGGTGCAGGGTGTGCCAGAAATGGCACATCGGACATACGAAAGACGACGAATAATATAAGGAACAACAAATGACACGAACATCACGAACAAAAACGACAACATCGGAATAAACTAAATAAACGGAAAGAATGATACAAAACTTCCGTCACCTCCGTCAATTCCGATTTTCCAAAAACATTCGTGTCATTCGTGATATTTGTTGTTGAAAGACAATAACTAAAAACAAAAAAGATATGAAGTACGGATTACCCTACAAGGGAAGTAAAAACAAGTTGGCAGAGCGCATAGTGCGCCTCCTGCCCAAGCGCACAAACCTCGTGGATTTGTTCTGCGGCGGTTGTGCCGTGAGCCATGCCGCGCTGGTGATGGGCAAGTATGAGCACATCCACATCAAC